ATATTTTAATCTCCAATCGTTTAAATAATTATATCCTTGTATCAATGCACACCATAACCAATAATATACACGACACAAGGATATTTTTCTATACTTACTTTGTATGTTTCTTAATAACTCTACCCATACAATCTACTAATTTTTCTCCACCATAAAATACATTTACTTTAATTTTTCGTTCTTCTTTTTTCAATCGAATCCCTCACAATATCTGTTTGTTTTATAATATTCAAACATTTATAATCTTATGTTTAATCACAATCGTTTAGCTACAATTAAAAATCCCCCATCCATAACGGACAGGGGTGGTACATAAATCTGCTCTACATATGCTGTTTTTATTTTTTATAGTTATCCTTATTAAACATTTCTTCTAACAAAGCATCTGTAATATTCTTATATTCTTTGTTCAATTCTTTTGCTTTCTCTATTTCATTAGTCAATACTGCTAATGCCTCGTCCATCTCCGCTTTACCATCGTTAAATAACTTCTGTGAGTATAAAGCATTGGCAATAACCTTTCTATCCATTGCATTATTCTGTTTAATATGCTCTAAGTCTATACCTAACTTTAGCTGCAACTCAACATTCTCTTTCTTAAGATTTTCTTTTTCAGCCTGTAACATTCCTATCTCTTTTTCAAGAGTTCTGCAATGCCTTTTATAATATTCCAGCTTCTTTTCCATATTACTTTTACTCTTAACTAACTTATTTGACATCCTATTTTCTCCAATCTTTAATCTTGACATTCTTTAATATGTTTAATAATTTCTTCATAATTAAAATAAGACACACCAGCCGAAGCCAGTGTGTCTATAAAATCTTAAATGTATTTAGTTGTAAATGTGAAAAGAGCAGGAGATTAGTCCTGATCTTCGTTGTTTCTATCATTAAACAACGAACTATTTGAATTACATAATTCTCTCAAATCTTTGCATATTGTACTATTCTTTGCATATATCACTTCTACTTTTTCAGCCTCAGATGTATCTAATATAATAATTTTTGTATTATCGTCTCTGAAATCATCCAATACATTATCAGATTTATCTTTAACAATATATGATGTTAAGACAATATGTGGTTCATTTGAATAACTTTCGTAATTATGCAACATTCCTTCGTAAACATTTTCATTATATGATACTTTTACTTTCATTGGATAATCATTGTCCATTAAATCATCCCAATAATACACATTTCCTGTATCACGAATTTTTAAAAAATCTAAAACATAAATCAAATATTTACATCTGAAAATTCTTGCAAATATATACGCTAATATTAAAGCTGATACTACTATACATATAGTGTCAATTTTATCTGATATATGAATCGGAATCAAACTTGCAATTTTGCAATAAATAAAACCAACAACCAATGAAGCTGTTAATATATGTTCTACGTCCTCTGTATTTTGTTTTAATGCAACAAAATGAAATGTTTTATTAAAAACATAACCAGTCACTATATAAATAATAATTTGTGGTAAAATATCTATTAAATCCTTAATATTATCATCTCCATTCTATTAACCTATAATATTATTTTTTCCATTCTTCGGTGGAGTATGCGGAGGTCTTCTCGATTCTTTTAAAGTTTTATTCGCATTTGTATTTGTTCGTTTTCTTGTCCCAGATGTGCCTTTTATATTTGTTCTTTTACACGGCATTTATTATTCCTCCCGACCATCAGTAATATATTTCCATTATATACCAATAATCGACAGAATACCACAGAAACATACATTCGTAAATCTGATCGTAAATCTGATTTATTAATCAATATAAGGGCATACCAACATAAAGCTAGTACGCCCATAAACCTTATCTAAATGTCAACATATTAAGTGAATTACGTCCTAACACTTGACCAAATGTACCTTCCTGTACTGCTTTTAAAAACCTCTTATCACTTACCATCTGTTTCATAAAATCTTCATAATTTTTAACATTAGGTAACGATAAAGTGACATCTCCAAATTCTACATCAACCTTATTAGCCAAACTATTCGATATATTAGGAATATCAGGTAACTTAGCACCTAAGTTATCCATATACATATTCGGAGTAGTAACACCCTTAGATAAATTCCAAAGCTTTTCTACTTGGTCTGCATTAAATACCATATCACCAGCATCTAACTTACGAAGAGTACCATATTTCTTTGAAAAGATAACTTCTGAACCAAGACCATCTTCATCTGTAAGAGTAAGACCACCATGGGCAGATTTAGAGCCTTTCTTTAGTCCGTGAGACTTAAGATAATCTAATAAAAGAATGTTCTGATCCGCTGTGCCGTAATAATCACTATCGCCTGTTATTTGTTCATAATAACCAGCCCTTGCACCAAAACTACTTGCAATCGAGTTGTATTTCAAGCGGTCAACTATTGAATTTTCTATATCCAATAAATCTTTTGGATATGAATCCTCCTCATATATCCAATTAACTCCATCAGACCCACCATCATCAGATGAGCCGCTATCAGAGTTATCCCAATTATCAGACCAATCATCACCACCACCAGATGAACCACCGCCATCAGAATAACCACCATCGGTATTAGCATTCTGTTCTGCCTGCTGTCTAGCAATCTCATCGGCAACTCTTTGTGCTTCATCATTACTATTCTTCAATAAACCTTGTACAGCAGCATTGATGTCACCACAAACCTTATTAATAGCATTGTTGCCTTCAACAAATTTGTTACTAAAGTCACCTAATACACTATTAATACCATTTGTTATGTTGTTGGCATTTGTACTCCATATATTTGACATAGATTCACTAAGCTTATAACCATAGTTTTCAGCAGTATCAGTGATAGTCTGTGAGATATTAGTTGCGTTTTCATTAGACTGCTCAATAATTTCCTGCATAGTTATATCAAATGAATCAAGTCGCTCATCGAGCCACGTTTTTGTAGTATCGGCAAGATTATCTAAAATAGCTTGAGTATCGCTTATAAGCTTTTCATACTCAGTATCTTTCAAGTCGTCTTTAGCAGTATTAATTTGGTCTTTAAGCTGCTGGATATTCTTCTTACCTTCCTCAGAATTATCTCCTTGAACGGCAGAATATTGTTTCTCTAAAGCGTTAAGAGCTTTTGTTTTCTCAGCTATAGATTTCTCATAATCATAAGCATCCTTTTGCTGATTCATAAGGTCTTTATACTTTTGGATGACTTCATCAAGCTTATCAAGAAATGCATCATAACCTTCTTGAACTAAATTCTTAAGAGCTTCTTTTTCAGATATGCTTGAATTAATAGCATCCTGTTGAGCCTTAATAAGTTCCTGCTTTCTATCAAGCAATTCCTTATCATAAGGATCTTTAGACAACTCTTCATCAATCTTAAGTATCTCGTCCTTATAAGCTTTTGCCTGATTAAGATATAATTGATATTTCTGTGCGATTAATGCCTGTGCAGCTTTGCCGTTGTCATTCATATTACCATTATCATCAGTAATACCTTTATCCTTCAACAATCCAACAAGGAATTCTGTTTCGTCTATAAGATTAGATACATCATCACGAGTCCTATCGAAAGCATCCCAATTAATCTGTCTGATAGCATTATCATACTCAACTAATGCCTTTTTAGCATCAAATATACTTGAAGTACAATCATCAATAGAAGCTTGCATAGAATACCAATTCTCTGATTCAGGTGCTATCTTGCCAGAACTTACAGCAGAATTAAGTGCCTTTGTAAGTGCATCTCTTTCCTGTTCGAGCTTTTTGAGGTTTTTCTGTTCTTGTTCCATCATAGAATTATTAAGCAGAGTAGAAGCGAACCAACCTTGCGATTGCATAAGGTCATCTTCCTTGCCATAAAGGTCACGAATAGCAGTTATTTTACCTATAACACCTTCAAACTGTGATTGGATGTTATCAAATCTACTCTTAGCAAGCTGTCTAATCTCAATGTTTAATGATTGTACAGCATCGGCAGCGTCTTGTGCCTTATCATATAAATCCTGACAATCTGAAATAGCGTCTTTAAGGTCATCGTCATAGACAGTTTCTATATTAAATGAACCATTTGCAATCTGATCTTTGTAATAATCGCTTAAGTCATATGAATTGAATCTATCCATATAGAAGTCATAAGCATCTGACTGTGCGTTAATCTCTGATAACAATGTTTCCATAGAATCGGAGAGGGCATTATTACGATTAAGCCATGTACGTGCTGTATCAGATACTTTATTCTTTAAACGGTCATATGCTTTGGAAATTTTGGATAAGAGGGGTTCTACCCAGTTGAGTTTTTCGGGTGTTGGTTCGGATGATGAATTACTTCCGCTAGATGAAGATGATGGATCTTTACCCAATCCCTTCCAATCAAGGTCGATACTAGAACTAACCTGTTTAAAGCTATAATTATCTAACGCATCTACTGCAGCATTAGCACCATCAACAATACTTTGGAAATGGTTGTACATATTGTTGTATTCTTCGTCCATAGCTTCTACTTCATCTGGATCTGCCGAATACATACCTGCATCATACCAACCAGTTGTCTGTACCATCAATTTACCATTTGCATCCTGAACAACTTTGAAATAGTCAGACCAGACACCTGCTAATTCCTTAATAGCTTTATTGGTAATTTCCAGCTTAGCCTGTTCCATATTTGACCAGTTATCAACGTCATTGCCATACAAACTAGAAAGTTGATTATATAATTCTGGGTAATTAGTCATAACTGCATTAAAGAATTCTTCATCAGTCTGTGACTTATCTACTACAGATTGTATATACTGATTTTTGTCATTCTCATAAATAGTTTCAAGCTGTGAAAATAACTCTTGTTCAGATATTATACCTTGCATATAATCCGAAAGTGCTTTGTTTGCTTCTGGATATTGTTTTGTGATTTCCTTCATAGAATCCACACCAATATTTCCAGTTTCCTCTAATTCACTTTGAATTTCCTTAATAATATCTGCTTCATTCTTAAGGTCTGCAAGATTGGTAGTAGTATCTTTTCTGTCTTTATCTGTTAAATCCCTCAACATATCTGTTGGATCGTCAAAGTTAGAAGATGTTGTACCATCTATTCCACCCTGTGTCTCTTTAAGCTTGTTAAGATACTTAATAAATAACTGTGCTGCTGATTGTCCATCTTCTAGAATCAAATCAGTATCATTCAGCTTATCATTAAGAACATCAATCCCCTTAATATCATCCTCAGTAAGAGTACCTTCATTAAGTGCCGTTTTAAGCTTATCAACTATTGCCTGATAACTTTTATCATCTATAATAGAATCTAGTTTAACTGTATTCCATTCAGCAGACCTACCAGTATATCGGTATAAATCCATTTCCTTCTTCTGCATATCATCCCACATAGCTTGATATTGTGGATTGTCAAATGTGCCATCAGAATTCATAGAATTCATTAATGTCTGCTTAAATGCTTCATACTTCTCTATCTTATCAGAGAAGGTTTCTTCTGCCATCTTTTCAGCAGATTCTTTTAACTTTTCATTGGAATTTGTATAATTAGAAATAAGATTATTATTGAGGTCAATACTATGTTGGTATTGAGCTTTAAGACTTTCATCAGAAGTTGCATTTAATTGTGCCTGTAATTCTTCGCTTTGTTTCTGGAATTCCTCTAATTTCTGTTCATTAGCTTTAATAGCATAATCAAAATCAGATAATTCACTCGCTCTGTCTAAAAATGAGCCAACGTGGAAACCTTCTGCATCAGATGATGCTTGATAATACTGTTCCTGTTTACTAGCAGTATCGTCAGTTTCCATGCGATTTTCTCTTGTGTATGTTTTATATGCTTCATCAGAGGCTTCCTTTGCTTTCTGCTTTTTAACCTCTTCCTGATTCTGTATCATAAGTCTTAACTCTTCATTAGTGAGTTTTAACTTATCAAGTTCAGACTGTTCTACTAATGTAATAGTACCATTATTAGACTTTTCGATTAATTCAGCTATCCTACTCGTAGTCTCTGATAGCTTAGTTTTTAACTCATCAAGCTTTGTACAAGCATCCGTATAGTCCTGTTGTGCATTTTCAAATGCTTCACGCTGTTCTTTCATAGATGTTGTTAATGCATCTACTATCTTAACTGCTCCTGCAATAGCACCTAAAGTTACTGTTATAGCAAGTAATACCGGATGTGCAACTGCAAGTGCTTTTATTGATGCACCAAGACCTTTAATAGCATTAGAAGCTGTTGTTGTTGAAGCTGTAAGACCTGTATTAGCTGCTACCATCTTCCAGGATTGTAGCTGTGCAAGTGCCTGTTCCTCACTAAGACCAGCCGTAACAAGTACTTGTTTCTTCTGACTAATAGTGAGTGCATCCGTTGATAGCATTAACTGTAACTGACTTTTCGATAAGCTATTAGACAGTAATAACAACTTATCAAAGCTTTTTGAAGATATACTTGTTGCATCTACTATATCCATCGCACTCTTGAATTTATTCAGATTAACATATGCTTCATATGCTCCTGTTTTTATTGATAAGAATGCTTTTGTAACACCTGTTACTGCTAATGCACCCATAGCACCTTTAAGTGCATTTGTCTTATTAATAAGATTTACAAGTGCTGTTGTTGCATCGAGAATGCCACTATATACTTCTGACATATCAGAGTTCATTATCATAGATTCAAAAGAGGCTTGTAAAGTGTTAGTTTTAGCTTCAAGCGATTCTTTATAAGACTTATTAAACTTCTCAACTGCTGTTCCTGCTGAATTAGCTGCAACCTCTGTAAGCTCTAAGGTCTTATTATAACCTTCCATGAGTGCTAAAAATCTGTTCTGTTGTCGTGTGCCGCTGAAAGCTTTTGCGATAGAAGCTTGTTGCACACTTGAATATGTATTCCAACTTTTAGCAACTTCATCTAATACTGTTTCAAAATCTCTGAATTCCTGGTTGGTATCTCTTAATTTGATACCTACTGAATTCAATATTGTTTCTACATCTGATAGACTTTCACCATCATCATCTACGAACTGACCAATCTTTACATTTCTGTATCTTGATAACAAAGTATTCATAAATGTACCGACAGTTTCTGCTGATTGCATTGTCTTATCCTGTACTGTACCTATCATAGCAGCCAGCTTATTAAATGATACTCCTGCTATATCTGCACTGCTAGCACAATACTTTAATGCTGTGGCTATATCACCAGATGATGTACTAGCCGCCATATCAATAGCAACCATAGCATCCAACGCATCATTTACTTGATTAACAGACATATCAAATCCATTCATAGTCGCTAACAAATCCTCTGTTGCTTCACTAGAATTAATCTGACCCAATTTACTAAGCATAATAGAATCTTTTATCAACTGATTAGATTCCTTCATTGACTTACCAGCTCTTAAGTAATCATCTGCTGCTTGTCCAACCTGCGTTGTTGTACTTGCAAGCTGTTTAGCCATACTGTTATAATCTTTCAGTAAGTCCTTAACACTTGATCTGCTGTCGCCTGTAGCAACCGACAAATCCGTTACAACCTTATCAAGCTGTAACATAGTATCTTTTGCACGTTCAGCCGCATCATTTATCTCTTTTAATAATGCTAAATAAGCCGTTGTTTCTATTTTTCTACTAGAAAATGTACCTGATACTGCATTCTTTAATCTACCAAATACTGTTGTAGTATTTTTTGCTGAATTACTAATGTTATTCAGACCTTGTACAGTATTCTTGCTATTAACATTGATATTGACATCATACTTACCAGATTCAATATCCTTAAGTTTCTTCCTAAACTCGGATTCTTCCAAATTTGCTTTAATGTTTATTTGTTTCAATCATTTGCTCCTTTCCATAATTTTCTCTGCAATTTTCACTTAACATCATAGCCTCTTTTCCTCATTGCTCTCTGAAATGTTTTGTCTATCCTGTCTGACTTTTCAATCTCATCTACAGCATAATCAACAAATGGTCTTGACAGATTATGCTCTCCGGGGAAGTCATAGTAAAAGCCATCACTTCTACTGCCATCATTTATTAACTGGGGTAATCCATCGCCATGATTATATGTGCCGTAACCATTGTTAAACTGAGTAACATTGTCTACAGTAAGTGTCATATTCTTAACAAAACCCACTATATTGTTAGGATCATCAATACCGCCCGTAGTACGTCTTTGATAAATAGTAGGTGTGCTTCTGTTAATAACTTCCATTTGAATATGTTTAAGTTCAATGTTCCTTGCTTCATCAAATACTTCTTTAGACAATACATCTTCCATATCAGACTTAATATCGTTCAACAGCATATCTATATCATCATATTTACTTTTCAATACACATTTCCTTCCTATGTATATAAGAACTCAACATCTTTGTACTCCTTATATACTTCACTAATATCATAATCATAAGAAACTGAATCATAACTGATTCGTAAATAGATAGTTGCATAGATTATTGCAACAACTGTATAAATAGATTCATCATAAAGAATCATGTCATTAACTTTTATTTTCATATTTTTATGGGGATAATTTAATTAGAATAATCTGAAATTATAGATAAATATCAACAATAAATGTTAATATTTTTTGTTAAACATTACATATTGCCATTTACTATTATTTATTTTAATATAAATTAGGGTTATTTTACATTTTATGTTTTAAAAATTTTTCAATAACATCTATCTGTTCATCTGCTAACTCATAATTACCAGATAGCCATTCTGATAGCTGAGAAGGATAGATACCTATTAAAGCTGCAAGATATATTTTCTTTATACCATATCGCTTTAAGTGGTCTTTTACTTTTGTTTGTAAATCCATATAAACTCCTTTCCTTAATTAAAATTCACCGATAATTCGGCTATTATGAAATAAATTTCAAAAATCTTTAGTTCTTCTCCCTATATAATTTTTGTAAAAATAAAATCAGAGTACCAAAATCCCCTTATTTTCTAGGCTTTTTTGATACTCTGTTTCTTATTCAAAAATATTAAATTGCTTTTTTATCTGCTATGGCAGCAGGCTTATTTTTATCATTGTTTCTATTAACACATATTATATGATACTTGCTCTTGCACCTATCACTACAGGTCTTTTTATTTCTATCCTTAATAAAATGCTTGCCACATACAACACATTCTGACAATTCCTTGTGCTCATTATATGCTTGCAAATATATCATCGGATTGTAAATATCTTGGACTGTAAATAACACCTCAGTATTATCTTCTTCCTCAATATCTAGATTTATACTGATTTTGTTTTCATCAGTTTTAATCTGAATACCGCCATCCATAAACCTTGTAAAACTTCCTGCATAAGATTTAGCACCGACCATTTCCATAATCTTATTCATATTATAAAATATGTCTACTTTCTTCTTTTTACCATTCGGCTTAATAATAGTCTTGTGCTTTTTCCTTGTGATATAAAATGAACCATCTTCTTTTAATCGTCCAGACTGTTTAGCATACTTATAATGACATAATAAAGCAAATAGTAAACCAACATCATTCTGATAATATGAACCGTTTTTCTTTGTCTGAAGGGCTGCTCCCATATAATTCATATCAGCTTGTGTTATATCAACACTCTTTCGCTCCATCCGATTAGTAATTATCTGGTCTAATTCATCATTACCTCTAACCGCTTTTTTATAACACATTCTTGGTCTTTCCTTTAATGTTATACCCGTTTTCTGATTACGATTGAGATTGTCCACAATCACATTACCAAAGCACTTCCACAAAATATCCTTACTTGTAGTATAAAAATCGCCTTTATTATATTCCATATCAATTATGTAATTGACTGCAAGATTAACATTGAATATACCCTTTTTATCCGTGAAAATATCCTTAATCTCTTTGATACAGTAATAATGAAATACATCATACTTAGCTGTTATCTCTTTGGTATCTGTGTTTTTTCTGTCTATTTCCTTTTTAATATCTTGACATAACTTCTGTTTTGCTTTCTTCCTGCTGTTCAAGAGATTATATGCTTTCAAATATCTTTCATCTGTTCTATCGACTTCAAATAATGGCTTGCTATTCTTCCCGACAGAATTATTCATCAACTGTCTGTAATCAAATTCTTCATCAGTTCCAATCTCATATTTATAATGCTTGCTACCGACTGTTTTATCAATGTGTTGTGCCATTCTATTCATTGGACTATCTGTGTACTCAGCAAGATTAGATTTCTTACCTTTGGCATACTTGAAAAACTGCGGATATTTAATCTTCTGTGGTTTGAATTTTTCTCTTATGTCCTCTGGTGGAACTAAATCTTTATACAACTTCTGATATTCGCCTATGTCAAGATTCTTACCAGTCTTAGGAAAATCTATTGCATAATTTGATAAAGCACATATAACATTTATCATATCATCATACATAAGCGGATCATCTGCTAACTCAGGAACATTCCATAACTTTGTAATGGCATTACTTGATTCACCTATGATATTATTGCTAAAACCTTTAACCAAAGTGTTGTAAATTGCCTCATTCGTTATCTGCTGTGGCTCTGCTTTCTGCATATCATAATATAATGGCTCTTGTGGTAATGATTCCGCTGCTTTCAACAATGCTTTGTCGGGGCATACTAAAATCTCATCACCATCCCAGTCGCATTGTAATGACTTGGAAATTAAATCGTGGCAGCTTACAACTGTGTCACTCTCCATATATCCAAACCATTTATCGCATTCATCAGAAGATACTAACTTTCGTCTTGGATATTCATATCTTGATAAGTGTGGACTTCTAAGACATAATACTTCTTCCACATCTTCACACTCAGCATAATATTTGTTATACACACAATTCTCTGGAACTAAACCTTGCGGATCAGTATTACTCATAAACAGATATTCACAAAAAGCATACATATCTGGTGCAACATAACTGTAGTAACCTCTCATTGGAAGTTTACCGCCCATATATGCCCTTTTCTTTGCTTTGAATAGACTTTGTACCTTATTTATAATATGTTTATCGTGAATAAGTGGAGGGTAAATATCTAATGCCTTTGCAATATAATAATTAGCTCTCTCAACATTGGTATCTACTGTCTGTGATTCCTGCTCCTTAATCTCTTCGTCTGTATCATCATCTGTCACTTCATCAAGTGCTAATCCTAACTGTGATTTCATATAATCAAAATCTGTTTTCAGCTTTGTTAAATCTTCAATGGCTGGCTTACATAATTCTGTAATATCGGTGTTATATGGAAGTGTCTGTAAGAACTGATAAGAGAATGTAACCTCTTCTTTCGGAGGATTAGCATAAGAATTTATAGATAATTCCAGATTGTTTTCCTTGAACTTAGCCTTGTAATGTTCCCATGATTCGTACTGTTTCCACATCTTCAACTGACTTGTTGTAATGATGTATCTTATATCTTCCTCTTCTACATCATGCGGAGTTCCCCACGGATCAATCAGAATACTATTATGAGATACTTCATGCGTAAACAATCTAAAATCAAATGGGAACATAGCACCCTTTATATAACCGCCTCTTATCTGACAGCTTGATGGTAATTCACCTGGAATAAACATACCAGCACCATCTGTATGTTCAATAGAAATACTCTTTGTCTGATACTCTTTTGGTGTATCATTTACATAGCATTGTCCATTATCATCTGTCCTAATATCAATATACTTAACCTTGTCTGTAACAACAGTTTCAAGACCTTCTACAACAATACATCTGTCAATATCTATTACTGTTTGAGGTTTTACACTTGATGATAAAGATAACGCATTATATGATATATACTTTCCTACATTCATACCGCCATTAGCATTGATACTTTCAGTAGTCAATCCGACCATTAAAAATCCTTTGTGCTTTTCAAAAAAATCTTTCCTCATAAGAGTAACAGTAACATTTCTGACCTGTCCTGTTGTGGCAGTAAATAACATATATTCTTTACCACCGATTTTGATTCCATCTCTTAAAATCTGCCACAAAATTTCATTATGGTTAATTACCATATAAATGATTTCATCCAATAACTCATAATCGCACTTTTCACACTCTCTATCTGCTAATGCAAGTCTGACAATATCATTTTCAAATATTGCAATCTCGTTTCTTTCATTCAAATACTTATCTGGTACTTCTCTGACAGATTTATTATTATGAATGGCTTCTAATAAATCAACATTCTTTTTCTTCTTGTCATTATAAATCTCATTCTCATCATCTGTTAATGCTTTGAATGTATTTAATTTATATATCCTTACTCTTCCTAGTTTAAGCTTTGTATAATTGTGTTCTATAATTAACACCAACCTTTCTATATATTCTATTTATAGTATTCTCTGATTTTATTGTGGTTTTGGGGTAAAAAAAATACCAACCACCAAATATTGATGGTTGGTATCTTCTATGATTCATTTTTATGGAAAATTAAAGCAAATGTTTTTGCGAGTAGTGTCAATGCAAGTATTGTATGAAGCATTTGAAAAATTCTCGGAATAATTCCTGTCAAGACAATAATTCCACTACTATATGTTGTTAATATAGAAAATGTAAGATAAATAAATTCAAACAATTTCTGTCCTACTGTATTTAATGAAATATTATTTATTTGAAACCAATTAGGATTTATTACATACAATGTATAGTATGTAAGTGCCATAGACACAAATAATTCTACAGTACAAGAGATTATTATCATTCTATAATTATTATTTTCTTTTTTATCTTTTATTTTCAAATAAATACATAATTGCACTGTACTCGATATCATGCTAAATGATGTCAATAAACATAGAAGTATTTTACGTTCTGAACAACAAATGATTGCGAAAAAATATAAAGTAATATATCTAAATATATCTATCAGCTTTTCTTTTCTAAAATCTGCTTTCTTTTTTAAATATGGTTCTATACCTATCAAATAAACCATTAATATGACCGTAAATACAATTGTCATTTATGCTTTCTCCTCTTATTAAAGTAATCATAGCACATCCACCATCAATATTCAATTTTCAATGTACACACATTATAATTACCTTCCCCTACAAGGGGTAAATCGCTTCTGACAGACCAAATAGATACTTTTATCTGCCAGACACACAATTTACTATCTAAAACAATATCACCTGTATTTGATACCATTTTATGTAATTTATCCCTGTATATATAATGATTAATGCACCATAAAGAAATGTCGATTTCATTGGCAATTATGCTGCTTTTTCCACGCTGAAAAGTCCGTAATATTGGGCTTTTCGTGTTTGTTATATAGAGTAATATGAAATTCCTGCAACTCTTCCAGTAAAAACACATCTTTTGCAGCCGCTGGCGTTACACTTTCACATTCAGATGCACTTATACTCATATTTGATAATGATATATATGTTACTCTATATAACTTATCTAATACTTTTATAAATTTTATATGTGTTATATTTGTTATTATTATCACCTTACCTTTTACTCTGAAAACACTTTCATATCTTTTACATCAGTCAAGTAACATTCATTATCAATATCAACAACCTTATCAACAAATAATGTACTAACTGCATCTGGTCTTATCATTTTAATAAGAAGCTCTATAGATACTGAAAACTTAATTGTTTCTAAGTCACAACCAATTACATCATATTCATAATCTTTTATTTCTGTAACTGGAAGATTCTCAATGCACCATAGCATATTTTCAATGACTGTATGCTCTTGAAAATTTCTATCTATTCCGCTCTGAGAAAGATTAATCTCTATCTCTTCTGGACTGTTAGAATCAAAGTCACAATATGGTAGTATTAAATCTCCATTACTATTTGTATATAGATTGTCCCATTGTTCATAATCTCCATAATTTGTTATTCCATAGAATATTCCTTTACCAACAACAAATACATCTAAGTTCATCCTACCATCACACTTAATAGATGTAAGCACCTGCACATCTAATCCAAATGATCTTATCTTTTCTATATCAAACTCATCTGTCTTATGAAATGTATAATCAACCATTTTAATATATCCGGTATTTCTTTCAGAATTTTGCAACAATTCATTAAGTGCTTTGTTCATCTCTTCTGGTAACTCATATGTTGTTATATATTCCTCAATAGACTTACAGCCTTTCATATCTGCTAGTTGCTGCAACATACTTCTTCCAAGCAGCATCTTTAATGGCTGAAAACTTATGACAGAATCTGTTTTTGCTCTTAGTGATTCTACTTTAGTAATCTCTAACTGCCCTTGTTTTTCCATAGCAGTATAATCATATGATAATAGCTTATTGAACTCTGTTTCTAAAATACAATCACCACAGGAAGGTATCTTCTCAATACATTCAGAATGTGATTGTTTAAAATCCACCACCTTCATATTAAATACTTTTGCAACATCTGATACCTTCAGATATACATTATTATTACGAATCACTTTTGTATTAAACTTTATTATCTTATTTGCCATTATTAAAATCTCCTTTACATATCTACTGCATCAGGCTCACCCCAAATGTCTTCATTATAGTTATTATTCCTTGATATAATATCTGCACTTTTTTTCTTTTCTATATAATCAACTATACAAGGAATATCATTAAATATATTTTCATCTCTAAGCTTTTTCATTAGTTTCTTTTGATAATCAGATCCAGGAACTGCACCTTTTATTTCCTTATTGATAAGTTCATTATCATGATGAATCTGCTTATATATTTCAATCAACTCATTATTAGAATATTGTTTTGAATACCTATCAAAATGCCAACGTAAATTATTGTATTTTGCGGATATACTACGCTTAACATTAGCTTTTTCTGATTGAACTATCTTTTCAGTTATTCCACATGTCTTCTCATAATTCTTGGCAAAAACAATAATATCTTCCTTATCTCCATATCTGCCATAATGATTAGAAAAGCTTTTAAATTGTCCTGTGTTAATATCTCTTTTCAGCTCAGTGTGCTTGTACACATAAAGTAACTTATTGGAAACTAGAATCTTGTTATAATTCAATAATGTATTTCCATCTATCCTACTTTTTTGACATAAATACTCCTGTGACATAAACCCAACATAATCCGTTTTTGCAGTATATGTGTCTTTATATATACCTTTTGTCTTATTAATAGTTCTCATACATACAACAAAATATCTAAGCAACTTTAATTTATCTATCTTGTTATCAAGATTTAAAATAGCTTGAACTTCTTCACTATATACAATCGTATAATACTTACCTTTACCAGTAGTAAAATCCGAAGTAAAATATAAGCCACTGAGATTAACTATAAATTCACTAGCAGAAACTTTATTATCAATCAATATTAAGTTTTTATTAACAAGGGATTCAAAAGCAGACTTGACTTTTTTATAAAGAGAACGCTTATAGCTAAAATTTCCAACTAACTCATATAATATCATATTGTATGTAATATACTGCTTATTCCTACTTGATTGATAAATGGATTTTAAAGCAATGTATACACATAATTCTTCATCTGATATTTGCATATCATCTATAATATCGTTGTTTAAATAAATCTCCAAATATTTTCTCCTTTAACATTAAAATACAATATTAAATAATCAATCATTAAACAATAAAAGAATTAATTACAGAGTACTGCTTTGCAGTACGTTAATTATCTTTTATATTACTTATTTATTTTATATTACTTATATGACTCTAAGTTACGACATTTTTATGTCGTATTTTCAGTGTTACACTATAGTGTAAATGTCACCAGAATGTCGTATTTTCAGATACGGTTTTTCTCAATACTTTGTGTATCCTCATACTCTAACAACTTTATTGTGTCAAAGTACTTCCTGTTTGCCCTGAATACTACAAATACACTACCCGAATTATTATTAGTTCCTACTCCTATAGGGACTATACCCTTCTTAAATAGTCTATTGCACTGTTCTATGTCATAGTTATATACTGGCTTACTATCAATCGTTCTTTGCAATACTTCTTTGCCTCCTATCTAATTATATATAGGCATAATGCCATTACTGACACTATGCCTGTTATTCCGTACTCTTCAATTTACCAGCATCATCACTGATATTTGCTACTATAAAATTTAAGAAAGAAGATTTACTATTTGCACCAATAGTTAGCTTGCTACTTTCACCGCAAACATATCTCTCTATATACATTCTCTGTTTCATTTATTGGGTATACAGCATTTCGCCATACACCTCTATGTTTTTAATGTGACAGAAGCTTATGTCTGTCAGGACTTCCATCTATTAATACTATTCTCTGTTATGAAAATAGATTAATCTGCATTTATTTCACTAAGTAATTCCGACATAATGTCCATAAATTCTTTTCCTAACTTAGCCGTATGAATTAATGCGTAATTCACATATGGTACAAGTATTTCGTCCATATACTCTTCAGCTTCACTTATAGAAAATCCATATTTCTGCTTAATTGCATCTGTTACTTTGAGATTATTTTCTGCAATATAGAGTGTAAAATCTTTGGCTTCTTCCTTAGAAATATTTAATACACGATATACAGCTTGCATTACTTGCACGATTTTCTGACAATCTTCTGGTACATATCCTTCTTTTTCAAATTCCTTTGCATAAAATACATTCTCATCTTCTGAAAGATTGTATTTATCTCCGATAGCATCTATGTCTATAACACCCATTAATGTTTTTGATATCTCAAAATCAATTTTCATATGTCTTTCTTGTAAATAACTTAGCGCATACTTAAATTTTTCTATAATTTCTTCATATGTGTATTCCTTGGTACTGTCTAATGCATATTCCTGCCACTCTTCTTTAATTTTCGGTTCACTATGCACCACTCTTATATTGACAGCCTGCTTCCCCTTTGCCACATTAACAATATCAAACTCCACCGACTGATTCTGGTATAAAGTCTTAAAGTTCTTGTCTGATATAATCCCTGTGTAATGACAAAAAATATCATTCCCATCACTATCCTTAATAAATCCATAACCTTTCTGTGTGTTAAACCATTTTACTGTTCCTTTTATTGATTAACTCCTCCATTTGTAATTATTATTAATATATTTTCAAGGTGAATTAAGAAATACTCTTGTAAGATTCTTTAACAGTCCACAAACTGACCTCTACTTATATGTTCTCTCTTTTACTTATTTATTTTTCCAACTTATACATAAAGTACCATCCGATACTTTCTCGTCACGTAATGAATGACTATCTCCATCAATTATTTTATATAATGTATAATTAACGCTTTCTGTACATATATTGCCTGAATCATCTTTCTTAATTGGCTGGAAATTATTCATTCTGATTATGAAATTTTTCTTATCAATAAGTATGTGAATTCTTTCATATGTTTCTTCTACATCAGCAATAACAACTTCCGAACACTCAATACCAGAATTATTGACAACATAAGTTACAACTTCTTCTATCCAAGGCATAAAACCTTTGCATGATACTTCATTAATCAGCGCATATTTCTTACTTATTACCAAGTCATAACCTAAAGCTACACTTGTAACAATTCTTGCATTGTATTCAGCAATATCTAAGAATGAATCATCTTCTGTGTGATAAAACAACTGACCTTCAACAGCAATTGGAATATCACTCTTATAGCACACTATCGAATATATACAACCTTCATTAATATCTGGCATATCCTTACTTTTACATATATCTATAAGCTCTCTTTCAGTTGAAATACCATAATCGAACTTACTAAGTTCACTTAACACATCATACTTTGCCGATATTACTTCGTTATCATTACTTTCAACATCATAAATTCTTATAAGTTTGTACATATATAATCCTCCGTTTATTAGATAGGCGAATTAAGCACCTTGCTTGTAATATTCATTATTAATCGAACTGATTAACCCCCTCTTATTAATTCTCTTATTCAATGCTACTTTTTATCATTGTTTTTCATCTTGTCTTTATACCAACGGATGCTGCCATCCATATTCAATGGCACTTCAATACGCTGTCCGTCTTTAAACTCTAAGACCTGTGATAGCTTGTCACCATCTAACTTTAAAAACTTCTTTGCCATAGTAAGTCTTCTTATTCTATAAACCCTACTATTATATTCTTTAAATAACTGCCCTAACTCTTTAAGTTCCATATTATTAAACCTGTCCCTTCCTTATGTATGCACCTATATACATTCTCTATGTCATATACCTACTTATTAATACCTGCAAGTAATCTATCTCTCATAGACATTTGTGGCTTATCATCCTGCTTCTCTTTAACATTATTACTTGCTGATATAAAATTAATATTCTTATCCATTTTAAGGTCATCATCTTCAAGAATCTTTTTTACACGTTCCTGCTCTGCCTTAATAGAATTCTGCAAGTTTTCTATATATGTCTTTGGCATTGACAATCCAGCTAAGTACAATACTGTTTCTTCTGTGTTGCCATATCCAGTAAATGTATCTATGCCTTCACCAACAATATCTGTTAATTCATCTACCGATATGACTTCCTTACTGTCTGATTGTGACAAACCAATATATTTAACCTTCTTATTACCTTCCAGCTTTGGATATATACCATTATTAATAGAAGAAACTAATTCATCCTTACCACCTTGTGTTATTCTATGTATAGCAGCCACACCAGATGTTTCTAATAATGTCTTTTGTTCCGCTATATCAATAACACCTCTTATAGATGAGTAATTTGCTACATTTATAAATGAATCGAATAAATTAGCAAAGCTTCTATTAATAGATAACTTATCTTCTCTCTGGTTGTTATCTAATATGAAGATTGAACCCAAGCTATTCTTTGCCTCCACAATCTCTGTTAATGCTTCATAGGCATTTATTCTTGCTTGTAGTGATTCATTCATACTAGGAAGTATTACAACAAGACATACTATCTTATCTGAATTTTCAGCTATTACAGATGATAAAAATGTTCCTAAACCTGCGCCTGTACCCCCACCAAGTGAGTACACTACAAATATATATTTCTCTGGTATCTGTTCATCTATCACACCAAAAACTTCTTCTATAGATTCTGAAAGAACCTTCTTAGCTTTCTTCCTATTCTTAGAAGCTCCCTCACCATTAGGTATATGATACTTATTAGGACTGCTTATAAGGTCTAAATCCTGCTTTGCAAGGTTTATGTAATATGTCTTATATCCCTTCTTTTCAAGCATCTGAGTAACATTTGCTCCCGCTTGTCCGATTCCTAAAAATCTAATACTATTCTTTAATTCATCATTCTTCATCACTTAAAAGTACCTCCAATATTTTCTTACCATTTGCAGTTATGTAATACATATCAGCTTTATTAGTTTTCATCTGAGTTGCTACATATCCTATATCACGCATAGCCCATATCTTACGTGAGATGGTTATTTGTGAATACTTTCTGTCATTAGACTTATTAACCTCCTCTGTAAGTTCCTTTAAGGTTAAGCCAGTACCTGGTGCAGTAGCTCTCATGCTTTGCATAATTGACAGCATTAATAACTGAAGCTTATCAATATCAACCATGATATACCTCTTTTCATATTCAGTTCTGTAACTTATCTCTTCATCACTCTTAAAAAATAAAAGGCTCTTAACCGCCTAAATAATCATTCTCTATTCAGTTATCATAAAATTAAAATCATATGTTACATCACTCTCCTACTGTCGAACTTTTGTTCTATTGTATATATAGGACACGGCTGCTCGAATACTCCATTGTTTTTGTTACATTTTTATAATTGGAATTATTGGGTGAAAATACCCAGAGACTTTAAAAAATGATAGTTGAATTTCTTAACATCATCTGCTATAATATGAACTGCTAAATTACATAGGGCAGATGTTAAAGTCTGTACCAATTACATATCATATTGAGTACGCCAATACTCTTTATGAAGATTTTTCAAGAAGTGACTATCGCCAAATAGTTGCTTCTTTTTCTTTTGTGAGATTATAATATCACCATTATATACCATTGTCAATATATTTTCACCATTTTCACCATTTTGTTTTGATTGATTTTTGGTGAAATATTATGTATAATTAACGAATAGAAATGAGGTGATTTTATGCTACCATCTAAATTAAAATTATCAAAAGAATTAGCAGGTAAACTCCGTGAAATCAGATTAAATAATCCTGTTAATGGTGAAATACTAACAGCTGAAAATTTATCAAAATCAATCGGTAATAATCGTGCATGGATGTCTCAAATAGAAAGTAGACGCTTAAAAAATATAAAACGTGAGGATATAATAAAGATATATAGGTTGTTATTTAATATTGATTCTAGTGACAGAGCCGAAGAAAAAGCAGAATTGGATTTACTAAAATATCTTAAAGATTCTTCATCACACAATATGTTTTTTTCTTACAAACCACATTTTGAGGAAAACGAAACTAACTTATATTCTGCACAACCTTTTAATAATTCAGATAAGTTAATTGACAAAGCCACAATGAAAAAAGTATGTTCTGATTTTACAAAACAATGTAAAAATATAACATTAAATTTATCCGATTATTTTAATACTCTTAGTGATAATGAAAAAATTCTTGCAAATTTTTATATTAGTAGGCTAAATAGAAATATAATTGATGATCCAACAAATTCACTCAAAATCATCGCATCACTACCTTTAGCAAATTATCAATATGCTTCAGCAGAGGGGAAAAATATACTCGATAAAAAAATTAACGATTTACAATGTGAATTAGAAAAATTAGATTTTGATAAATATGTATCTATATATAATGATAATGTTAGTTATTATTTAAATTTGTTTGATCAACATAAATATAACTCTATTGCAGAAAGTAACTTATCTAATTTATTTTATCAACTAATTAATTTACTTAATAAATATGATTCAAAACTAAATGGTAAAGAAAAAATACAATATATAAATAATTATATTCGTATAATTAATTTATATTCTTTGAAAGCTAATAATGCTCTTAATATATCAGAATTAACAATAAATTCAAATATTGATGTTATAAAATCTACTTTAGATTATATTCAAATATATGTAAATGGCTTAGATTCTAACAATTATTTTTTAAACAAAATATCTGATTTATTGTAGCTATTATCTCTATATATTATGAATAATTTTTTTATTAATTACAAAGCCATCAGAAAAATAAATCTTTGGTGGCTTTTATATGGTTATAACTGCGTAAAATTGAACTTTTTTATTTTCGTTCTGTAATTCCTTATAACCAGCACTAATAGAGGTTTTGCCTGACAAAACACGCTGCTTTAAATCTTCGTTATCTGAATTAAGAACTTTTGCACCCATCTTATATGTAGTTGGTTTAACACCTGCTATATCTGCAAGCTTCTTATTTGTTGATTTAAATTCTCGATTGGTCAAATTTGACTTATCGGCAGTTTGATTCTGTTTTAAATTATTTAATGAATTCTCTTTTGCTTGTTTTTCGTAAATAGGTCTATATTTCTCAGTTACAGCAATTCTTTGAATAGGAGAGAGATTACGTCTACCAAGCTGAATATCTAACATCCATTCCATAACTTCATCCTTTGTTTCATATCCAAGAGTTCCAACAACATATTCAATATTGTGTTTTTGTAGTTATTAAGAGTATCTACTGAAACTTCAATCATTTCTGCAATATCTGACTGATTCAAATCCAAAACTTTCGGACTTGAAGTTTTTCTATCGCCACCATGTTCAATACCATAAATCCTTTCAAGCTATTTGATGCATCTGCCAAGCTTTACAGGATTAGGATTACCAATTCCTCGCTGACGAATATTAGTTTCAATGAGATCCTAGCAACAGTACCTACACCAACACCCGCTTTCTTAGCAATTTGTCTGTCGGTATTAGTTTCTCTATTGCGCTTTGCCTCCAATCGGAGGCTGACCGTTTTTCCATTAGCAACATCCGCTCCAAGTCTATTTTCCTCTAATCTTTTTTCCTTATTTTCTAATGCAATCTCTTTTTTAAACTCTTCTGTCATAGCACATGTCCAACTTGGGCTTGTGCTTTTCTATCTCCTCCGTTTTCATATCCACATAATCTTACATACTCAACTGCGATGTATATCTTCCATTCACACCATATATATTTTTCCATCATTCCGAACAAATATCATTTCAGTATATAAATCAATGCAATTCCCTTATTTTTCATAGTAAATTCAAAATCAAAACGACATTATTTTGAATCACACCAGAATATAGTATTATACTATTAGTATAACCTCATTTGCATACATTCTCACCGAATCAAATACCGAACTCAATATATGAAGAAAGACGACACTGCCTAAACAGTATCGCCCTTCAACAACAAATCAATATTTTTTTAAGAGGTTTTCCTCTATATCAAATCAGAATTACTTCTGTTGATACTGTATTAATATAACATAATCTTATAAAATATGCTACTTCATAGTAAATAATCTATATAAATCCACTACTATATCTATCTGATGTTCTGTAAAGTCTTCTTCATGCAAATATAAACGCAGCTTTTCTATCGTAGCATTTTCTATATTCATTATACTTTGCTTATCTTCAATATCTTTCTGTTTAATTTTCTTTTCGTTAAAAATGCCTCTTGCATCTATAACATTCATATTCATTACACCTCTACTCTATCCATAATCTTTCTAAGATGCTGGATATCACTTTCAATCCAGTATACCTTACCATCTATCTCTATTGGTTTATTATGTTCACTAGCATATACTATTTTTCTTTCAAGCATACTTATACCAAGCTGTACACCTGTATTAAATGTCTGCTGCATATCATCTTTTATCATATCTTCTCTCCTTATACTCTATGCTTCTACAAAATTATATCCTACAACTTTAATTGCTCTTGGTGATGACATTTTAACTTCAATCCATCCATCTTCCTGCAACTCCATCAATCTCATACTGATAGTTGATTTTGCTTTTACACCTACTCCACCCGCTATTTCTTCTAAGGTTGGTGGATATCCATTTTCTTTAATATATTTTATTATAAACATATATACTGCATAATGCTTATCTGTCATATATTTTCACAATTTAATTCCTTACATTTTCTATATTTCTTTAAGTAAACCTACATATTTATAGAATGTACTTACTGCAACACCCTGTAACCTTGCAAACTGAACCACAGACATATTTCCATACTCACCAGTCTGGAATTTCTTATATTCTTTTATAAATTCTTTGGGTACACCTGTTTGTGGTCTGCCTAGCTTCTTGCCCTTTTTCTTAGCGGTATTCAAGCCCTGCATTACTCTGTCATGTATCTTTTCTTTTTCCTGTTGTGCTATATGTGCCTTTAAGGTTACGAAAATATCAATAATCATCTTTGACAGACTATCATCATTCATCTTCTGCCAATCGTTAAGAAATGGAATATCTAAAGCTACAACTCTGATTCCTTTTGATTGTAAGTCTTTAATCTCAACAATAACATCATCCGCATTTCTACCAAGTCTGTCTATATCAGATACTATTACTGTGTCACCACTTCTTAATTGATTTTTCATATCAAGAAAGCCTGGTCTATTTTCTGCCTTAGTTCCACCGGTAATAATATCTGAAAAGAACTTATCAACTTTGAATCCATTATTTACAGAATACTCTATGATTGTTTGTTGCTGCCTATCAACTTTCTGTGTCTTATGATTAGTGGATATTCTCATATAGGCAAATATTTTGTTTTCCATAAATCCTCCACAAAATCCATAACTACTTTCATGTATGTTTTTCATTATCATAATTATGTAAATCCATATGATATTTACATTCCACGAAAGCATTTGTTTTCATATAAGGTCATATTATAAAAATCCATTGTCTTTTTAATAGAATTCCCTTACACTTTATATATAGGACATTTGTATTTAATTACTCCAATGATTTTATGAAAGAGGTGAAATATATTTATATTCAGATTAAGAAGCCGAACCACTTCAAAGATATGTTACATAAGATACACTATAATATAGAAGAAACTGGATTTAATTTATTCCTAAAGATACCAGAAAAATATATGCCAGCTTGTATTATAAACTGTATGGATAAATACACCAATAAACGCTTAAATGAACTTAAGCAGCAAATTACACATAGTAAATGGCAGACTATGGAACTTGAAAAGGCTGTTGAGAATATACACCAGAGACAGCAACCATAAAAACAAGAGGTCTTTCTTCTATATATAATATAGTAGATTTACCTCTTTTTATTTGAACATCCGTTCTCTTTATGTTATACTTTTATTGTGTAATTGAAAAGAAAGTAGGATGTGATTTTCCGATTATTAGATGCCCTCTAGTTTTACGAAGGAGGGTGATGCCCTATGAACACGATGGAAGTGTTAACTTTATTGCTAGTAATATTTGCGGCGCTGTCTTACATAGATAATCATAATAACAAAAAGAAATAGCATCCCCAACCCTCGCAAAGTTTAGGATGCTATTCTTATTAGTTTTTCTCAACTGAGGGCAAATCGGAGTCATATCCGATTCACTTTCTAAGTAGATTATACACTAGGGCATTTGAGAAATCAAGTGTCCTTTTTATTTCTATATATTTCAGTTCATCACTTATCAGCAGCAGATACATTTTTATAATCTGTCATTCTCACGCATTTCTCTTATATATTCATCTACATTTTTCCACGCTCTGTCGCAGACATAACAAACTGTTCTAAATCAACCTTCTTTGTACATTGTTTTTCTGGTACACCTATTAAGCCATTAACAGCTCTTAAAATCTGAATAACATATACAAGCTTATCTTCTGGTACTTGCTCTAATAGTTCAATAGCTTCTTTTCTTAATGCTGTCATAGGTCATATCTCCTTTAAATAATTATATGAAAACATTCTTATAACGCTAATTTGCCATTTTTATATCATATTTTTTAGAGTTTATGAATTTTCATTTTCCTTGTTTTGCTTATTCTGTTCTCTTACTGTTAGTATATCCATTCCCATATCTTTTTCAAGCAAAGAGATTATTAATTGATTTACACTCATTCCCTTAGATTTTGCATGGTCTTTAATAGGCTGTAAATATTCTTCTGGTACTCTTAATTTTATATCTTTTATCTTCTTCATATATTCTTTTAAACTATCTTTCTGTTTATCTGTAGCAGAAGCCATCATATAACCCTCCGTATCTATATACTTCTTTATATTGAGTATATAACAGTTTCTTATTTTTTTCAATCTAATGTAATAATATACTATTTCAATTATTTATTATATCATCTGCTTTAACATATTATATGTGATCTTCCATATCAATTTATGCTTATTCTTCTTATCCATTTGATACATAAATATAGTTGTTATTCTATTAAAAAAATCTTCTGTAAGCTCTGCACCTTTGAACTTATTGCAAACTTCGCATGTACATTGAAGATTGCTTACATCATCTACACCATTCATAACTAATGGTATAATATGATCTACTGTCATTTGTTCAAACGTTATTTTCCTACCGCACAACTGACAACAACCATTTGCTTTATTATATATTAATTTACGTGCTGACTTAGAATATTTTTTGCGCTTAATCTTGCCATTTTTATTCCTTTTTATATTATCTGTACCCTCCTTTTTTCGTTCCCATAATACTATATTATCCGTTGTATCATATACATAAAATCCTTTTGTTTTTGAAGGTGCTTTATACATATATGATACAGCTTCACATTTTGATTTATACTGAATAGCCTTTGTTATATCATCTGTTTTTCTATGTTTTCCGTACTCATTCAAATACATATATAATTTTCCGTTTGTTATTACTATTGCCATATCTATACCTCTTTATCTTTTCCAGAGGATAGCTATATTTTAAGCTATCCTCATATCTTATTTTTATCGTTCATCTGGGAAGCAAACTGTTGTTGCATTATCTCCTGGTGTTTTGGAGATTCGATTTGTAATAATCCAAATTCTGCCTTTTGAGGTATTGTAAGCACCCATAACATATAAATCACCTGGATAATTCAAAGCATCCTCATTTGTCTGTTTATCTTCTGCGTCCATATCTCCCCAGTCTTTAACCGCAAATCTCTGTAATGCAACTGTGACCTCAACCGCAAATTTCTGTTCCGCTGCCATAAGATCATTGATTGATCTTGTTGTTACTACCTGTCCCATATTGAAAAATTTTGATGTAATCATTTTTGCTTTCCGTCCTTTCCTTATACTTCCTTATTCATTCAATGCCTTTACTGCCTCTATCATTTTCGCATTGTGTTCATCATAGATTAAAAAGCTAACAATTCTCTTGCCTATACAAATTAAAGCCTCGTGGTTTTTATATACCTCTTCCTTTTTTCCTTGATTGACTTTTCTCATGTTTGAAAAAATACTATTGTCAAACATTTTCTGCTTATATTTTTCAATGGACTTTTCTTTATTAAAATAGACATAATTTTTATACATTTCTTATCACCCATATCCTTATATCAAGCCAACCATGCAAGCCATTTTATACAATGGGTTCCTTGCAAGTTTCCTTTTATGTTCTGCCATCTGTCTTGCTTTATTTTCCATTATATCCATATGTTCCATGCTCTCTTCTGCCTCTAAGTATTCCATAAACTGGAATATATCTAATGATTCATAAGGTGTCTTAAGCTTTCTATCAATAATCTGGTTTCCATCTGCTGTTGTAATGATTCTAAAATTGAACATATGTATTTCCTCCGATTCCCTTAATTCAATATATTTTTTGCTACTTTCTTAATCTTTTTCATTTCTGCATAGAATGATGATGAGGCTATCTTCTTTATTCTGCATATATCTGTATTGCTATATCCTGCTATTCTCATTTGTAATATAGCCTTTTGAACATCTGACAGATTCATAAATATTTCCGTTATAAATTCATCATCAATCTGATCCTGTTCTATCGTTCCAATGCCTACTATTTCAAATTGTTTTCCATCTTCATCTGCTACTGCATCCAGACTTATAATATTTTCCGTTGTTCGTTTCTGTCTGCTTTCCGCTTTGAAATAGTCTTTTATTTCCGATTTCATATATAGCCAGGCAATGCAACTAAAGCTGTAATTTTCCTTAATATTTCCATCCTTTATATATGCTTGAACTGCCTTTAAATATCCCATAACAGCAATACTGTAAAAATCTTCTATGTTATACTTATTACTATGTAGAAAGCTGTATACAAGATTATGATTTTCCTCTGCGAATTTCCGTTCTATATCTGACATTCTTTCCATAATATAAACGCTCCTTTTTATACTGGAAGATTGCCAACTGCTGACAACCTTCCATTTATTAAGTGATTAGACATTCTGTAATAAAACTCTCTTTATTTCTGCTATGAGCTTATAATATGTACTGGATGATATTTCCAATCTCTTCCTTATTTCCACTCCGCTTTTTCCATCTAATAGCATATTTACAATCTCTTTTGCTTTGTACTGCTCCAATTCTTCCAACAGATTTTGTATAATAACATTATCTATTGCTCTTTCTTCCAGATAGTCTTGTGGTGATACTCCCTTTACCCAACTAAAAGAATCATTATCATCTTCCTCACCATTCCTGCAACTCTCAGATGACATAGCATCCAAACTCCATACACCACCTTCAGGACATCTTTTCTGTCTGTTCATATCTCTCCAATAATTGCTTCTTGCGTTGTCAAGCGTTCTAAAAAATATCTGTTCAAATTTGTACTGCTGTAACCTCTCGTATTCGTGATACTTCTTAACAGCCTGTAAATAAGGTATTATAAGAATGTCATACCATTCCTCAAAATCTAACTCATGTATTCTCATATACCTATACATTAAGTTGTGATGTTCCTCTGCGAACCTTTTCTCCTGTTCTGTTAACTGTCTGTTTGTGTAACTTGCGTAACGTATTACCATAATCAGCACCTCTTCTTTCTTAAAATATTGATTTATTGTTATATGGCATTACTGCCGATTGGCAAGTTGTAATTGAATACCACGGCTTGACCGCTTGCCTCATTGTGGTTACTTATCTGCTTTTTTCTTATCCTCATACCATTTAATAGAACCGCCTTTAAAGTTTGTTTTAGGCTGTAATATGGTACTTTTGCCGACTTTCTGAACTACTCCGTTTTTGGTAACTGTTGCAAATTGAATTGTCTGTGTTTTCATGCTTGCACCCCCTCAAATACTCCGCTTCTCAACATATCTGTAAACCAACACTCAAAGTCTGGATATTCTTTTTTGTCTGCCATATCTCTATATACTTCATACATCTGTTTTTCTGTAAAAATTCTTCCTTGTAATGGCTCTTCGTAGGTTATATATTTTTTCATTGTCAATCACTCCTATTCTTTAAGGTGTCGGATGGATTGCTCCACCCTTCACCCTGCTGATTGCTTATTATTAGTTGATTCTTAAAGACTGATACCTGCTAACTTTACTAACCTTTGTATAATCATCTTTACTAAGTAACTTCTTTACTTCATCTTTGTTAACTGTCTCACGCTCAACATTTGAAAGTGTAGCCCTGAAAATATTACCGATAAATCTACGGATTGGCTTACCCTTGTTATCAACTGCTTCACATTCTTCTGTTTCATTAAGAAACTCCATAACCTTTGAATTTAAAGTTGTGATGTTGTCCTCTGCTTCCTCCTTGATTCTTTTCCACTCTTGAATCTGCCCCATTGCTTCATTCATTTCTTTAACTGTCATACACATAATGACTACCTCCTAAAATATTGATATTTGTTATATACCTCTTTGGTATGGGTACATAATCAACAGGCAGAATAGCTAAATATGTACCCTTATTTTTGTACATTTTTATGGGTACATATTCATTGACAATTATATGTACCCATATTATAATATAATCAACAAATCAATAAGACATTAGTTTTAAGGAGGTTATATAATATGACATATTTTAAAGATGTAAACACACTTGAAGAATTAAGAAAGCAATACAAAGAACTATTAAAGAAGTATCACCCAGACAACCCACAAGGCTCTACAGAAGCAACACAAGATATAAATGCTGAATATGATAAGTTATTCAGATTATTAAAAGATAAGCACGAAAGCAACGCAGAGCAAACAAAAAATAAAACATCATATGATGATATGAAATATAACTTTGAAGAGGATGAGAAGTTAAGAGAAGTACTACAAAATATAATACACTTATCAGATATAACAATAGAGGTATGTGGCTCTTGGATATGGGTATCTGGTAACACATACCCACATAAAGAAGAGTTAAAACAATACGGATTAAAATATGCTTCAAAGAAAAAACAATGGTATTGGCATAGTGAAGCATTTAGAAAGAAGGGTAAGAAGGCTTTATCAATGGATGATATAAGAAACTATTATGGAAGTACTGAAGTACAGACAGAAGCAATAAAAAGAATTAAAGAAGCGTAAAAAAATGGGTGTAGACAATAACAAGCCTACACCCAGAATATAAAAATCTAAAGAAAGCAGAGGTATATATATTATGTTTGAATATCAATTATTATGTGATTATGGTTACGGATGGGAGTATGTTTTATCAGAATACAATATAAATGAGATTGCAGAGCGTGTAAAGGAATATATAGAAAATGCCCCTCAATATCCTTATAGACTTATTAAAAGACTTATAGAAGTATAATTATATAGCATATAACAGAATAGATTATATTATAAAAGAGTGTAGCCGTTATGTGGTTACACTCTTATTTTATGCTGTTTATGTAGCTATTTGATATTACAATATGGAGTGTCGGGGGTGGTTTAAACTAATATATGTATGTTATATTCTGTAATAGCATATAGTTGGTTGTTCTATACACCAGGTTAATTTTTAGGCTTTATTTGCTTTTTTATTCCTACTAATTCTAATATACTAGGAATAAATGTACACATTTGAAATACTACCGCTGCACCAATATTAGTTAGAAAAGGTACAAAAATACATAATATTAAATTTAATACTGCAAGCACTAATGAAATATATTTCAAAATATTGACATTTATTAACGATACTATTATCCCAAAAATAGCCGTTATAAAACACAATGTTACGCTTTTTACCATATAAAATGAATTTATATGTAATTTTAATATCATTATTAATGTTGCTATTACTATATATACAGCACCTATTATATTATAAACATCTACATTTTTATGATTCATAAAATCTCCTATATGCTATTTACTCTTACTATCTTTTTTAGGGTTATTTCTATCTGATATTTCTACTGAAATAAAATCATTTGTCATATATATCATTTTTATTTTTGATTTACTCGTTTCCCATTCATAAGTATATGAATTGGGCTTTGTATTTTCACCATACCTTTTATCATATATTTTTATTAATTTTTCTAGTGCTACATTTGATGAATATTCATTACCATCATTAGATATTAATATAGAAACATAATTATATTTATCCGAATTATCCCAATAATAAAATGGTATTGCAAGCAACCCTTTTATGCCTTCATAATCTTTTTCACTAGTGCCAGCTATATATTTTTTATCTGCATTAATTTCTTTTTTCAGCTTCTTTTCTAATTGAGCTGATGTTATTCCCCATTTCAGATTATTATAATATCCCACTTTTTTATTATACAGCTTTATTCCTGTTATTGAGCAAAACACGATACCGCATACAACCATAATGGCTATTATTGGAATAACTATTCTTTTAATCTTCCTTTTTACTATTTTTCTTTTATTTTCTACTGAATCTAAAATAGGACAACCACAATGTGGACATATTTCTGCCTTATCACTTATATCAGCACCACATTCAACACACTTTATCAATGCCATAAACTTACTCCTTCTTTTCTGGAATCTTGTTCTTTAAGTTGGTATATTTATTTTTAAATTCATTAATCTTAGATGTTACATCGGATGAATATGTAGAATAACTTCCTGAAGGATCTGTTGCTAACGACACTAAGCTATTATATGTTTCATTTAATTCAAATACAGCATCATGACAATCCTTTAGTTCATTTGAAGGATTTTGTAACTTTTTCATCAAATCATTTACTGAACTCTGACTATTTTGAATAGAACTTATTTTCTTTTTTACATCGCTATCACTAAACAAATTTTCTAATGCTTCATTAAAATCATTTACAAATGAATAATACTGTTTACCATTATATGAAGATGAAGCCTTTTTCGTATATTTATTTGTTGTATTATCATCTTTTTTATATATTGCATTATACCAAACTGACTTTGTTAAATTACAAACACTCTCACTTGAACTTGCACTCGATAACATCTTATCACAAGCAGAATTAACATTATCTATATAAGAATTATACTCATCTGCCCTTTTCTTTTTATTATTAATTGTAAATACTGATATACTTATGCCAATAAGACATAATACAACCGCAACAATTCCTATAATTTTAGCTTTCTTTTTGCTTGCTCTTACACTTGTTCCATCTGTATGTAACTGTTTTTCCTTATCATCTACAGGACAACCACAATTAGGACAAGTTACTACATCATCTGATAAAACCATTCCACATTCTTTACAATGTCTCTCTTTCACTTCATTATCATCTTTTAATACATATCCACAACTTACACATTTCGTAGCTTTCTCTGATATCATTTTTCCACATCCTGGACAACTAATTAATGCCATATAACTATACCTCCTACTTGTTTTATCACATAAAATATCTAGCTCTCATTTTCATACAAAATCCATATATTATCCAATTTATCCTGTGCTTTTTTCGTAAAATACGAATAAAAATTTTCCTTATTAGTAATTACATTTTCTTTCTTTTTATTACTCTCATTAACATATTCATTATATGGAACTACAGAATAACTTAATACATATGTATTATAATTGCATAATGACTGTATAAATTTCGCATAACTTTCCTTAACTTCTTTATTTTGACTTATTGAGGTGATACTATTTATATTTTTTGCATTAGTTATATATTCTACCTGCTGTGTATCTATCCCCTGTTTTTTCAATTCTGAAACAATATTTGTTAAACTAGCAGCAAAATATTCTTTTCTTGCATTTTCTTTTATATATTTTAAAGCTTTATTTGTTAACATATATGATGCTGCACAATCCGAAAAGTTTTCTAAAAAATCATCAACAGTTTCAACACCTATAAGTTGATTTTCTTCTGAATTTTTATTTAATTTATTATTTTTAAACACAAGCTGAAATAATAATAGCATTGCTATTACAAAAACTATAACCGCAACTATTACTCCAATTATAACTGCACTTTTCTTTGTAATTTTTTTCTTCTTTTTAAAACCTTCATACCCACAATTAGGACATGATGTTGCCTTATCACTAATCTCTTTCCCACATTCAGGACATTTTATTAACGCCATATTCTACCACCCTTTCTTTTGTAAACACGTATCTTATTTACATTAATACTACTTTATCATACTTTATCCTACTTTTCAATAATAAGTAGTATATGGTGGTATATTAATTACTAAGGTAGGTGATTGAATGAAGCCATTAAAAAATAAAGTAAGTATTACCCTTGATGAAGATGTAATTGAAAGAATTAAGCAACTGGCAGAGAGTGATGATAGGTCATTCAGTCAGTATATAAATATGGTATTAAAAGATTATTTGAATAAAGTAGATAATAATGGGACTGCTGAATAGTAGTCCTTTTATTTTTGATATAGATTTTAGATACATTCCCTCTGATTCAGAGCAACCATTAAATATGGCAGCAGATATAAATTGTATAATAGTTTGATTATCAAACTATATTCATACACGATAACATTTTATTCCTATAAATCCTCAAAAATGCCACTATTTACCTAGCAATAATAGCATTTATCATATAATTATATAAAGCAGCATCCACATTCATATATCATATGATACTGATAACATATCTCGATACTCACTTATTTTATAAATATCGCTTCATTACACACACTTATCGCTATCATATATATTCATAATACTCTATTTTATGAGATTATATCATTTACATCCTTAACAAACGATATAGTATACGATAACGCATATAAGATTGGGGTACATTTAAACCTCAGTAATTTAAGTATCTAGCATATATGGGGTATCATAAAAATATTACTTAAATACATATCCAACTCCACTACATATTTTTTAATTTCGCCTGAAGTTCTGCTATTTGAGCCTCAATTTTTGCCTTTTCAGTATTGTGACTATTCTCTTGTAATTTTTTATAATCTTCTTCTGATATCCATTCCATAATATCTCCTGGTTGAACTTTGAGATAAGAACATATTCTATCTATATTGTCTGTATTCATAGTTCTATTATGAGAAAATTTAGCAGGTGTATTTACACTTAATCCTGCATTACATAAATCTTTCCATTGCATATTTCTTTCTTTGAGAATTTGTGCTAATTTAGCATACATTATCATATATTATACCTCCATCAATAATCAACAATCTTAGTTTCATCTACTCATGATCAAAAAGAATCCAACAATTATAAGTATCAACGCCCCAAGCAATTCATTAAATGCACCAATAATGCTGCACACGACAACTGCAATCAAAAATATTTTTATACCATTACCGCCGCCACCAGATGAACCGCCACTATGCCGACCATAATTATTATCATTCCAACTATACCCTTCACCGCAGCCACATCTTCCTTGCTTGCCATCATGTGGAAAGTGATTACCACCATCATACATAAGCATACCCCCATTATTAAGTGTTCACATTACTTCTACTGATAAAATTATATCATACTAAACTCAAAAACGGTAAAAAATAAGGCATATCAGATAAACTAATATCCAATATACCTTATTTTATTCTTTACTATTTATTTTCTTTATTACATCACAACATAAATACTTATAACATTTAATCAATTCATCTACCACTTTTCCATATTCTGATGCAAATTTTAACATTTCATTAGAACCAATGTCTTTCTTTTCCCTGTACATTGCAATTTGTTCTGGAATATCTAATAAAATTTTCTTATATTTATCATATTGAGGACAAACTTGAATTATTTCTTTATATAAAATACCTGATAGCTCTTTCGCAATTAACTCTCTCAAACAAATTGTTAAATAATCTATCGTATCAAAATAAGCTCTATATTCATGCCCAATTGCCTTTTCAATATTTTTAGAGATATATTCTCTATCTTCATCTGACAAAACACGATTCTCACATTTTCTTGTATAAGCTCTTATAATATGTTCATACGCATCCTTTTGTTCTTTCATTGGCTGTAAAAATGCTCTTGTACTTATATTATATTCTTCAGCAAGTAATGTATAATGTTTGGTTAAAATATGTATTTTACATAAAATTTCCCAATTATTATCTATATTATTGTTTTTCATGGTAAATTTGTCTTTAACACCCTTTCTCTATATTTTGTATATTCATCTGATGTAAAATAAGCACCACAAGCAATTCTAACAGAACCCCTTTGTGTTATTGCCCATTTTTCAGAATCTTTTTTTTCATTATCAGACATATTAAACCTATCTCCTTCGTAAGCATTTTCAATATACATCTCTTTTTTGGGAAAAAGTTCAATATATTCAGAATTTGTATCTCTTTTATACTGCTTATATGCACACGATATAAAAAATATTAATATTCCACCCCCTATTATCGCAATAATAACTAATATAATATTAACTAACATATATCTTTCCTCCGTTCTTTAGGAATATATTGACTAGCAAGTATATTTGAAAATGAAAAAATAATAGATATTATAAACCACATTATCCCCCTAAATGTATCTATATGTTCTATATTCAAATATGCTCCAAAACTTAATGCAACACAAACCCAACAAATAAAACAAAGCGGTTTTCTATTCAAATATTTATATGTTACAAAAGCAGCAGATGAAACTACAGAAACAAGTATTATTAGTATATCACGATCTGAAAAAAACATTTGTATAGTTTCTTTAAAAGTTCCTCCCATTAAAAATTTAATCATAACTCTCACTGCCAATGGAAGAATTGTAATTCCTGATGCTTTTATATAATCAACTAATATTGTTTCCAAATCTTTCTCAAAATATCTAGTATGTGAATTTTTATAATTTATTTGATTAAATTCCATTAATTGTATCTTTCAGATATTATTCAAACTATCCTATTTCTCCTTTTTGTAAATAAAAAATTGCCTTGCATTACATATTACACAAGACAACCTAATCACAATGCCTCCACAGGACTTACGGATGTCACAATGCATCCACCTGTTTCTTAGGCTACCTCACTTAATAACGCTTATAATTATATCATCTTAGTGTATACTATGCAAGCAATTCTTCATACTTTCCTAAATAGCTTGTCCTTATTGTAACATACTTTTCGGCATTTCCCAGCATTTTCTTTAGATTGTAATAGATTTTTTATTTTAAAGTACAATATATTGTAGATAATATTAAGCCAACCACATTATTCTGTTATTTAGTCAATGTAAATCATGTCACCAGCTATGCCTACAAACTCCACTACTCCGTAATCTCCACTTTCCAATCTATCATGCATAGCCCGATATTACTTATGCTCCTCTAATCTTCATACGGACTATAAGGACGCACCTCATATTTAATCAATGCATCAAATAGTCTGTCTGGTATCTTATCCCTGTATCTCAATGCCAATACCCTAATCTCCGATTCCTTGAATAACTTATATTCTTGAAACGCTTCTTCCTCTGTGTCCCAATAATGCAGCTTAACTTGTTTGTCATGCCCGAATGGTGTGATCCTTGCAAAAAACTTATCTCTTGCTTTGTCATAATCAACACCGATAGCATAAACCTTTGCTGATTTATAACGGCTTCTTCTCTTTGTAGCACTTGCCAAGGCAGAATTGATAGTCTCAGGCAATATGCAGCACTTATCTGGTGCATACTCTTTATTACCTCGACATAATAAATCTTTATCAACTGCCATGCGTTCACCGCCACACTCATAATAGTTAGCAGAATACCATTCAGCAAAAGAATCTCTACTATTCTTCCATTCGTCACACATATAAGCATCATCGTAGCATTGATTCACAAATAACGAACTACCGCCATAACATCTTGCATAAATACCAGTCCATATAGAATAAGCTGGATTGCCCTTTACAGTATTATAATCATAATATTCCTGTTCTCTTCCAAGCTCCGCAACTGTTTTAACGTGCTTTCTCAACAACTCATACTCTTCCGCAGATACATAAATCAGATTCTTATAATGGTTGTTATTCATATTCTCGTCTATGTGCCATATTTTACTACATCCTGCCGACTTGATTAAGAAATATTTTGCTACAAGTATTTCCGGTTTTGTTTCTTCATGTATTGCTGTTCCGTCAATATCATATGTTACAATCGTCCAATGCACACTTCTTTCTGGATTACCACTATCCATTTTATGAAAAAAGAATGTCTTATCTTTCCTCATATTGTTCGTAAGTCTGCCATAATTTGAAATCCAGTAATGTTCTGTATCTTCCAACTGTATGAATATTTCATCATCACCAAGTAAATCTATATTATTTTTCTTTGTATCAAGCACTTTATCATCTGATAACTTTATGTAATCTCTAAACTCTTTTCGTTCTAATCTTCTTCTATCTTTGACCTTTATATAAGCCATAATTCCTTTTTCTCCTTTATAAACTGCAAAGAGGCAGCAGAACTAAATCTACCACCTCCAATTATTAGTCAATTTCAATCTTATAATTCAACATACCTTCATACACATAATCTGGCACTTTACCCTTACACTTTTCCGCAAGGTCACATATATAATCAATCTTACCATCTATGAATCCAGTATGTGCTTCTTCTTCTGAATCAAATACACCTATATCCATCTTCTTATTAAGAACTATCATTGATACTGAATATGTACCATCATCATTCTGTTTGATGTTGCCTTCAATTCCTCTATCCTCAAATACTGTATTCAAGAAATGCGTCATAAATGCACAAGTTTCTGGACTATAGATATTACCTTCCTTATAGAGTAAATCTTTGTCTAAATCAACCTTAGTTCCAGGAATATAATGTGCATCAAACCATAGCTTAAAATTCTGGTAGTTTAGCCATTCAATGCCAACTTTCTTATCCATGTAATAAGGTTTTAATTTATGCACAACATCACTATAGCACCTCTGAATCATATTTTTCCACTTTATGTATGAAGCAGCTTTGGAATCAATATTTTCTGTTCCAAGATAACCAACACCCTCATAAGTTCTTTTATTATGCCAAGGTTTCCAATCATCAGGTTTAAACTCTACTGCATTGACAATCTCCATAATCTGTTTATCTGTGATTGCTCCGTCCTGTTCGTGTACTCTCAAAATCTCATTGTATTGTTTATCTGTGACTGGGAATAAATGTTTGTAATAATTATCCTTTATATCATTGTTCTTGTGCCACACCATAGTATTATTTTTCATGTCATAATTGACAACGAACATCTTAATTACAAGGTCACTGGCAGTTACCTTCTCTTTCCTATATCCCCATCTATTCTTAGACTTAAAATAAACATTCCTGTCTAATGTATAGATCAATTCCTTTGTGGCTCTTGAATATACACCTTTGACAAGCTGATATGTTCCATCATTCAATCTTTGAATTATCCTGCCATAATTGGAAGTCCATACAGATTTATAGTCAAATAAACGCACAAATACTTCATCTTTTGCAATATTATCAATACCAGATTCCGACCTATACAAAATTTGAAAATGATATGGTTTCTTATATTTCCTCTGTATCTTCATCGACTTATCTTTATGATATATTTCTAATTCATCTAATAATCTTTGTTGATGACGCTTTTCTCGCATTCCTTTGTTATAGCATTCCTTACATATACACCATATATAATCATGGCTACTCTTAAATTTATCTAATGGAAGTTCCCTCCCACATTTCTTACATATTTTTGTTTTATTATTATCATTAATCATGTTCCTCCTTTTTATCAAATCAGAAGTCAAAAATAAACGTACACTTCATCAAATGCACTTTAATAAACTACCATCTGGCAGCAGACCTAATATTCTTTTTTATCAATGGAAAATGTGCTGAATTGCACTATAGATATTCTTGAACTCTGATACAGACTTTCTTTTACTTCCTGCCTGTTGGGAAATATCCATACATTTATTTTCAATCGATGTTTGTCTGCCGATTATATATCATTATCACTCTTACTCTTATCATTAAAATAATCACAAGCCTGTTTTAATAATAGCCCACCCTTAACCTTAAACTGATATCTCTCTGGTATAATCATATCTTCACCAGTAACAACATTTCTTGCTTTCTTAGGCTTTCGTAACTCTGGCTTTATTGAAAAATAATTCTGAAAATTAATCATATTACCATTTTCAAGTTCTTCCATAACAGTATCAAATAATGCCTCTAACACATTATCAACTATCTGCTGTGTATACTTTAAATGATATTTGTTCTTATACAATATTTTATTACCGCCTATAACAATCTTCTTATCACTAAGATTATCAACTATCTTCTTTACCATATCGTGCCTGTTAATCTTCTCCATCTTTTACCTCCTGTTCTATTAGATTCTGGCAAGCTTCATTTAATTTCTTACCTGCTTTTATCCCTGCTTTGTAATGTGCTGGAATAGTTACTCTTGACTTATCCATAACATTCTTTACTTCCTTGCTCTTACAATACTTAGGATATATAGTCATATAACCTCTAAGTATAGCTGTATCACCTTCAGATAAAATATCTGTTACAGTATCTAAAAATGCTGTAATACACATATCTGCCATCTCTGGTGATACACTCTGACCGCTGCTTTCAATTCTTTCTACCATTCTTCTAACAATTCCTGGCTTAATAACTTTCTGATTCATCGTTTTAATTCCTTTCTGTGTTCTTATGTCCTAATGAAATACGCATTTCTTATTACGTGCTATATATGGGTTTAAAATCGCTTATATGGAGTAAATACGGCTTTAAATGTTTTATGTGAGGATTTTATCGTCTATGTATTTTAAGGCACTAAAATAAGCCCACATACCTGCAATAATGCAAGCATATGGACTTATTTATATGTCTTAATATTTATTTTATGTAATTGGCTTCAGGTGTGCATTTACAAGGCTTTATGTACTGTTTTTACTACTGTCTACTATATCATAACGCTACACACGCATCATTAGCACTTGCCACCGCTATACACTTAATCATAGTCCTTACGCTCTGTATCTCTCCTTCTTCTAAGAACACCTGGCTGCCGCCCATAGAGGCTGCATGTTCAGAAACAGTAACAGGGTCTTCCATCTTTATCTGCCCGCTTTCCAATGCATCAAATATAAGTATAAGTGTCATTATCTTAGTTATGCTTGCAGGTGCAAGCTGCTTTGATGCATCTTTTTCGTATATTATCTGACCTGTTTTAGACTCCATAAGTATAGCTGATGGAGTATCTATATCAGGACCTGCTGTGCCAGCTGTCACTATATCCGATTCTTTCAATTCTTCATCTTCAGCCCATACATAACTATAAAAAGCAGGATTAATAATTATAGCCACAATAATCATGACCATAACCATCAATCCCGCTATTATACGCATGTATCCACATCTTGTATTCATATACATATGCTTCATATAAACTGCCTCTTAATACATTTACTACTTATATATGTATATGCAAAAGCTTATATTCTATTATTTTATCACCTTATATAGCTTCCTACAAAGAACCTTTCAACATTTCCTATAACATTCTGTGATTCTCCTTTAAGGTTACATGTATACAACTGTCCATCAGCACCATAATAATATATCTTTTTCTTATAAATGCCTGTATTAGATGTATTGGTAAGCTCCCCTGCTTCACATATCACAACAGGTGAGGCCGTTACATCCTTAATATAATATTGCTTTCCATCTGATATATATGTCAGTGCTTCGTCTGTATTTTTTACAAGCGAAAGACTTCCATCTTTAACAGCTTCTGTTATAAAAGTTTTTTTACCTTTTTCAGCCTTTATGAGCTGCGCGGCATCGTTTACATATATGAGTTCCTGCGTATCTGCAAGATATATCATATTCATATTATTTCCTGTATTTTCAAGAAACAATATATCTGATATTTCTCCATCCTTAAATCTTGCACATGATAATTTTTTATTACTAAGCCAGTACACATAATCATTCTTTTTATCATATACATACATATTGCCTACCCCACTTACTCCTTTAAGCAGAGTTGCTTTTGCAGTCTTAGTTTCTACATAATAGGTGTTTTCTGATACAGTGTATATATATGAATCCGCATCATCCTTCGCATTAAGATGTTCTGCCCCTGACATATACATACCCGTTGAACTTCCAAGCGCACTCACACTATCAACATATAAGTCAACCTCTGTAGTTATCTTTCTGTCATAATCATATTGATACAGACGTCCATCGGTATTAAGAATAACTATTATATCTTTACTGCTATATACATATGCCTGATTAAGACTTCTTTCTATAGTATTCACTTCACATACATATCCGTCATCCTTTGACTTATCTTTTTTTACTTCTGCCATGGATAACATTCTGACCCCTGTTTTTCCATTATCATTGATAGTTTCAGTCTCTTCATATATGACTGTTCCCTTATCAGATATAAAATAAACATTGTGTTCATATGTATTCTCTGCTGCTTTAAGACATACATCATCTGACCATATATATAATGTATACATACCAGCTGCTGAATCATACACATCTGTTGCAAAATAACTTCCCTTAGGACTTGAAACATTTAACACTGAATTATCCTTATCAATGCCCTCAGGCCATTCAGGAGTAAAAAATGTATCATCATCCAGAGCAAATATAGCACCTGATTTATCACATACATATCTGCTGTCAAGTGATGAAACATCATATATTTTACTTCCATCGCTCATATATATGTTATAGTTTTTCTTTGTAATTATATCAACAATAAACACAACTACAATTATAAGTATAAGAATTACAGCTGCTGCTATTCCAGCTTTCTTATAAGGAATACCTGAACTATCAGCTTTTCTTATCTTAATCCCTGTATTTTCATCTGCCTGTTTATTGTTTTTTTTAGCATTTTTCTCAAGTGATTTAGCAAATCTGTCTTTGCTGTCAGCGAATAAATCCCTGCCTTTTTTCAGCTTATCAGCCACCTGATTCATATCCACTTTAGTTATATCAAATACCCCTTCATCATAGTTCTTAGACTTAGGAGCATGTGTTTTCTTATCTTTTTTTTCAGTTTTATCAATTCTTTCTGTTCTATCTTTACCTGGTACTTCTTTTCTTTTAAGCTTAGCCTGTTTTTCCTCATAAGCCTTTCTTCTTGCCAGATAATCACTGTTATTAATCTTTATTACAGGTCCATCACACTTAGGACACTGACTGCCTTCATATTCCGTTCCACATTTAGCACATATCATATATTTTCTGCCTTTATATCTGTCTTATACATCATCTGGTAATGTTGCTTTTGACCCTGGTATCATATATATTACGCAGGATTCATGACTCATGCACAAACCCTGCGTATATTATTAACCAACCACTGACTCTTTCTAATCATATGCCAGTATATTCTAAAACTTTTATTTTACTGATATTAGAATCTGAACTTATCTTCAAAATATGCCTTAAGATCTTCTATCTTAACTCTTTCCTGCTGCATAGTATCTCTATCTCTTACTGTTACAGCATTATCCTCTTCAGAATCAAAGTCATATGTTATACAGAATGGAGTACCTATCTCATCCTGTCTTCTGTATCTCTTACCGATATTTCCTCTGTCATCAAACTCACAGTTATAGTACTTAGAAAGCTCTG